AATGCGATTGAGCAGGCTTTCGAGGCACGGCACCGGATTGGCGTCGTCCTCAGTAATCATCATGGCGCAGACTTGATCGTGTATCGTCGGGTCCGCCAAGTCTTTCGCGAACTGAGCGCGTTGCTGCACGATGTATGGATTATTCATTTCCGTTCCTCGTACTTATGATCCCTGACTGCGATCAGCGCGCGGGCGATTTCGTTGACCTTATTGTAGCCCGGCCCGTCGAGATCGGCAAACTTCTCTGCGCAAATCCAGTCGATCAGTGGCGATTGATTGACGCGTGTTTCGAAGAATGAGCAGTTCGGACCCACATTAAGGACCGATTCGGCGCCTCGCGTCCACGGCGCAATCGGCGGCGAACCGATATCTTGTGCGTGTGCTGGCGTGACAGCAAACGATAGAGCGACGGCGACTGCGGCGCGCATTTCACTCACTTCCCGTCGTGAGCAAACAAAAATGCGTATCGCGATTTCACCCATTGTCGCGGTCCGCTTTCTTTCAGCCGCCAAAAGAATGAATCAAGCCAAAAATGACAGAGCAAAATCCCCCAGATCAACCCAGATGCAATGGCCGAGATCGTTGCTGGACCGATTTTGATCTGAGCAACGGCACTAATCTGCGTCACCGCGTCGTTAAAACTCCACAGGCTGTGGCTGGTGTAGAAATTAGTCGCAATCGCGAAGGTCAACGCGAAGAAAAACAGCGGAGCAAATAACCACAACGTCTGAGCCATTTTTCGTTGACCGGAGACGCGGCGATTAAGATCAACCAAACCGAGAGAGTGATAAAACAGGATTAAAATATATTGCGTGCCATGAGCCAAAATCGATGAACCGAAAATATAAACATACTGCGGCAGATCGACCGCCAAAAACTGCGGTAAAAAGAAACAGACGCCCAACAAATACAGCGCCCCCGTACCCGCCGTATACCGAGCGATATTTAACATCACACAGCCCAACGCCGCGGCGGCGATGAGATACTGAAGCCACCGAAACTGGCCCGCATCAAAAGACCATAACACACCCTGCGTCGCCTTACCGACAACAAGATAGGCCGCGGCGATCCCGCAGATGCTTGCGGCCGTCATCGTATAGCGTTCAAATTTCATCAGTGGGCCGCTATTCGTCGCAATGCGCGCCAACGCCAAGACACCGATATTCTGCTTGCCGAAATGCCAGTGCTGCCACATCACCGCGGCCAGGACAAAACAGCTTATGATTTTCGTCTGCTGCGCCTCAAACTCGACCGTGACCGCCGTAAAAAATACCAACGACAGAACCATGAGCAACACGCAACCGCCGATCATCATCAGCTTCCGGCGCGCCATCTGCGCTCGAATCTCGCCATCGAAAAACAAATAGGCTGTCATTGGAACGTGGATAAGAGCTAAAAACGCGATCAATGAGATAAGCCACGAAACGCCAATCAGATCGAAAACGGTGAGCGCGCCGATGAAAAACGGAACGACTGTCGCGAACAACAAAAGAAAGACGAAGGTTCTTTGATTTAGCATATTCTGATGACCAATCAGCAGTGCGTCACGATGCCATTAACCACCGCAAAATTCGAAGTCGGTGAGCCAGAGCAAGACGCTATCGGAGTTGCTGCGCTTATGTTTCCGACCGCCGTAGCACCCGCGGCGTTTGTCCCGGTGCCGCCGCCACCAACAGGTAGAGTCCCGTAACTGGCGGGATTGCCACTGCCGCCGCCAGACAGCAAAGGCTGTCCGGGACTTCCATAAGTATAGGTTGATGATCCTCCGACGCCGGAGGGAACACCGATAGACCCGACTTCAATCGTCGGCACACAATCGGCACTGCCGGGAAAAATCTTATTTGGATTGAAATTTGCGAATGTTACCGCACCATCGTAGATGCATCGCGTCCCGGTAATTCCGGAAAAGCCCGTGAAGGTCGTCGGACTAGCTTGAACAATGCCGCCCTGTCCAATCGCTATGAACGCGATCGAGAACGTAAGATTCGCCGAACCGCTACAACTCCCGACGTCAAGCACCGCGCCGGACGATACATTAGCAAACAGCCCTTCATTTCCAGTGATTGAGCACGCATTGACGGTGACGGTCGCTGGGCCGTAACTTATGCCGATAGCGGCGCCCGTGATGCTTCCGAAGCTGATCGCCGTCAAGTCGAGATGACCGGACGCCCCAACGCCGCCATTTATGAAATTGCCGCCATTGTTTCCGCTGTTGTCTTGGAAGGCAACATCAATAAAACCCGCCGTGCAGCCATCCTTGAACGTCACCGCGTTGTTGCCGGCCCCGGCCGGTATCTGCACTACGACGGCAGTCGGTGCGGTACTGTCGCCGAAAAAACTAATCGTAGCCTGCCCGAGCACGGGGCCTTTTTCGCATGTCAGCGAATAGTTCGAAGAAACACCGTGCGCTAGATAAACGGCAATACTGAAACCAGCTAGATCGACACTGCCAGTGAGAACGTTATAGACATGCTGCACGGTCAAGCATGCAGTTGCGGCAGTCAGACAGTTGTTGCTGTCACTTCCGGCCGAACACGTCTGCGCGCCTGAAGGGCCACAACTCGCCGTAGAACCTGAATTGGCATTGATCCAGTAATTCTGGGACGCCGTGATCTGCGTCCGGGCGGGAATTGCTGTGGCAGGCGCGATCACCGTTCCGTTATTGCCAAGCACTTGGCCGGGTGGAACCAATCCGGGAAAGGTCCCCTGCGCAAACGATTGATCGGCACCGAAGGCCGCAAGCGCCACAGACAAAAGAAAAAAGCGCAGATATTTTGCGATCTGTTGCATGCTATGCGATCCAGTATCCCAAGGCGTTGTTCACGCCGTCGTTGAATGGAAATATTGTCAGACTCACATCACTGATAGCGCTGCTCGGAAGCAAGATAGTCGGTTGGCCGCCAAGTTTATCGGTTCCCGCCGCCGTGATCGTCTGCGAATGAGAATTTTTGATATTGACGAACGTCAACGGAACTCCGGCGCGACTTGCCGCAAGCGGCACCGAGGGTGCCAAATCCGTCACGGCATTGATGTTAAGGATTCTGTCGCCGGCCTGGATTGGGAGATTTCCAGCGCCCGTAATCGATCGCTGCAATTGCACGCCAGCCAAACCAACAAACACGCCGATCGGCATCTGAAAGAACGCCTGCGCGACCGAGTCCCAAACAAACACAAAGTCAGCCGCATAGTTGGTCAATGGCGGCGTCTGTACCGGGAACGAAGCTATACTGAATCCGATCGTCCAAATCCCATTAGTCTTCATGACCGTAATCGGCCCGGTCCCATAGACCAGAGCCGGAAACGGCGCCTTCACATTGACGCGAATGTTTGCCGGGAGCGCCATCAGGTATTCCGTCCGCCGTAGAATACCGGGAGCCGACCGATCAGAAGCTGCCGGCCGTCATCCTCATTGATCGGATCGATCGTGAGAAACACGTCGTAGGTCCGCCCGCGCAATTTCTGCATGATTGATTTCGGAATCATGATCTGAATCGTTCCAGTATCGACGATAGCGATGTAGTCCGCAAGTGTCGCACTGATGATCGGACCGCCGCTGGTGTCGTAATACGGATTTATGCCGTAGCCGCCAAAGCCGCCGCTGTCGCCATGCAAGCGCGCCGCCTGGATTTCGAGCGTGATGGCGTAGAGCGCATTGTTGTTGATGTCGGTGAGCGCGATCAGATCGCCAGTATCGTCGTCGGCGATCTGCACGATCTGCAGCCAACTCTCGCGGTTGGTGATTTGGGGGAAGAGGACGGGGTTTTCGTACATTGGCGATCAGAGCTTCACGTACCAAGTACCAATCGCGAAAGGTGCCATGGTCGGGAACGCGACGCCGCCACCACCCGAAGCCGCCGTTCCGGTCATTTGTGGCAAAGTCGCCACCGCCGTGTTGTTTGCACCCGCCACGCCAATCGCCTGGAGTGGCCCGCCGTTGGTGCCAACACCGCCAAGATTTCCGTCAGTTGAATGTTGGTGCGAACCTTGCCCTGCCGGGATCGTAACAGCAAAGTTTATATTCGGCAGATAAGGCTGCGTGATAAACGAATTCGCCGCACCACCGAACGCCCCTGGCGTGTCGGCTGTATCATGCCCGCCACTGATGGTTGACAAAATACTGTTGTCGGGAATGAGCCCGGCACGCGCATTTCCCATCCCGTCAAGGCCAGCGGCGTTACGAGCGCGCATATCGTAAAGCGTCAGTTGTTTGCTCGCCGCCCAATCCGCCGCAGCAGAGGCACCGCGACCACCAACAACAGGGCAGGCGCCGTTCGGATAGTTGTTCCACAGAAATAAAAACAATGCCTGACAGTCGGCGTTTGCGCGCTCTGAGGCGCCGGAGGTCGCCGAGCCAATCGTTTGTCCGTTCTGCCGGACCCAGCCGGTGCGCGGAATATTGACTTTTTGGAATAGTTCGTCGCCCGTTTGAAAAATCGTCGTCGGATCGACGGCCGAGCCGCCGCCGCCAGACGCGCTGGCGCCGATCGAGGCGACCTGCGGATAGCTGTAAATCTGCACGCCGTATTGATCGACGAGGCGGACCTTATAGACGCCATCGGCGACATAGAATAGTGGGTTTCGGCCTGTGATATCCGCCGTCATTGGATTTTGGCCGGGAATGGCGAGCCCGATATCCTGAAACACCGAGGCGAGCGCGTCGGTGCCGCCCTGGAAAACCGTCAGAACCGCGTTTGCCAGCGGTTGCCCGTTGGCATCGACGTTTTGTGCGTTGCATATCCCTGGGAAAAGACCGGCCATTTCAATGCCTTAGGTGGACTTGCGCGATTCATCCTAGGTGATTAAGATTGGGTCTCATTCCTAATCACAGGCTACTCAACCGTCACGGAAAGTCACACGATCGATGAGCATTCCCACTGACGATCGCCTCGATGTTATTCCGCTTCCGCCAGTTTCTTTTGACGAATTATCGAAAGTCGAATTAGTCGGCAGTAATGGCCTCATCTTACGCAAGACAATGACTGAGGCGGAAGTTCGCGAGCGATTTCCCGGCATCACACTTCCTAAACAATAACAAGCGGAGAGACTTTATGCAATTACGTCGCGGATTTTCCTCGCCCGGATTCGATCAGGGGAAACAATCAGAGTACGATGCGGCGCTTGAAACATCATGGGAAGAATATCGAGGCCGCAGACCACGCGGGGATGTTGACACACGCTCTGCCTTTAATGCAGGTTTTGCATACGCAAACGCTAAGGCAACCGGCGCAAAGCCGCTGTAATGCGCCCCACCGCAACGCTACTGCTGGCCGCCGCCTGGTTGTGTATCGCCTACCCTTGGGGGTTGCTGCTGACTATCCTCGGCGCTTGTGCTTTGTGGGCCTTGCAGCGACCGCACCAAATCGTCAGGCGACATTGACACCCCGACGCTCTTGAGATTGTTCGCTAGATTGCGAATCGCAAGCATCAGCCGCGCGACGTTGCGTGGTGTTGGCGAAGCCTCGGCAGCATCGGCCGCGGTCGCAAAATTCCGCGTCACCTTGCCGAGCACAGGCATCATCGTCGCGATCTTACGCGCCTCTCGCGCCTGCTCTGACATCCCGGCGATCTTCGACGTGGCCGCGCCTGCTGCCTCCGCAGCGCCGAACGGCAAACCCGGAATGACGAAGTGTCCGACCACCGCACCGACCACCGCACCGACGTTGCTGCCGACCGCACTGAGCACCCGCGACGACGCGGACGGACGATAGCCCTGGCCGGCAAAAGCCGCGGTGTTCGACCAATTCGCCCCCGCCTGCGGCACTTCAAGATGGCGCATCAGGTCGGCGTACTTTTTGATCAGATCGCGCTCCGCGCCGGAATAAACCAACGTCGCCATTTCCTTGCCGTCGCTGCCAAGGAAGCGATTGATCCGCTGCGCAACCTTACCCGGACCCAATGCCGTCATGCCGGGGCCGGCGTCAGTCAATCGAGAGAACAACGCTTGCTTGACCGCCGACCATTCCGGCGAGCGATCCCCCAAGATATTCTGCAGGCGCTTGACCACACCGACATTCAAGCTCGACGGATTGACGCCAGCCGACCCGAACATAAAATCGGCAACGTCGTTGGGGATCGCTGGGCTGTTCTTGTCCTTGCCAATGATCTTTTCAACGACGCGCCCAACCGGATCGTTCTTTGCCGCCGCGAAGGTTGAACGATAATCAGCGTATGCAGCGCGCGCAGCGTTCCACGCACCGACAGCGCGCGGATCGCCCTTGAACAAGCCGCCATTGATCGCTTCGTCTACGTGATTATCGAAGGCATCGAGCACCGCTTTCGCAGCGCGGCCGTCCGCACCATTGCCGCTGCTGAATGCATCCTTGCGCATGGCCGATAGACGCTTTCGCATCTGATCGACACCGTTGAGATTTATTCCGGTGATGTTCTCAGGATTCGGTTGCCCAAACGGATCGGCGCGGTTTTCGATCTTCAATCGCGAGACGCGCTGCTCGATATCGTCGATCATCTGCGATGCAAATGGCGTCAACTTGCCGTCGATAATGACCGGATCGTCGCGAAGCGACAGATCGCCTTTGATCTTCTGACCGATACCTTCGAAAGCACCCGCATGAATTTCGCCGGGATAGCCGCGAGCTTCCTTATAGGCAGCATTAACATCGGCTTTGCGATTGGCCGCAGTTTTCTGCACTGACTGCGATACAAGCTCGCCAGCCTCTTGCGGCGTTTCAGCGACCTTCGCATTGAAGGGGTCGAAGCCGCGGGCGATACGGTCGCGCGCATTTGTAAGCTCAGTCGCCTGTTGATCGACAAATTCTTGAGCAGCCTTCTGTGCCGGCGGCCCGGAATTGCCTCGCGTCGCCGCCTGCTCACGCTGGATTGTCGGCAGATCGCGGCTCGCCTGGCCTTCGCTCAACGTCACGTCGAGCATTCGCGCAGGCGCGACGGGCGGCGGCTCACCGCGGCCCATGCGCGGCAATCCTTTGGGAATCGGCAACACGAGTCCCGCGGCGGTTTCCATGCCCGCCCCAACGGCCGACGCCAACCGATCGCTGCCGGTCATGCTGCGCACCGCGTCTTCAGTAGGCTTGCCGACGAATGTTCTGACTGGTGCGGACACTGGCGCCGTCAGATATTCAAGGCCACCGAGCGCGCTTTCGCCCGCGCCCTTCAAGACGTTGCCGGATTTTAGATCGCCGACACCCTTGCCGAACAGTTCGGTAGCCTGATCGACAAGACTACGATAGGTGGATGGTAGCGACGTAATTGGCTCGATCGCCTTACTCAGCAAACTTTGTCCTGACGACTTAGCCGGGGCGTCCTGCTGCAAAGCACGCGCGATTTCCGCTTGCGTCGCGTCATCGGGGAAGTCGTGCCTGACGCCATCGAGTTCGACGGTTTGCGTCATTGTGCCGGCCCCAAGCTGCCGTCAGGCTTGCGTACCCATTGCACAACGTTGCCGCCGCCAGCAGCGGGCGCTTGCGGCTGCGCAGCCTGGCCTCCAGCATTTGGCGGCGTATAACGATCCCCAGCGCCCGGCCCCATCGTTGAAAGATTCGGCACTGCATTGATCCGATATTTGATCAGCCGCTGCACTTCATCAAGCGACGCGCCCAATTCCTTAACGCCATAATCGCCATTAATTTGCCCATTAGCCAAAGCCCACGCCGGCTCGGTCGGCGCATAACCACCGTTGGCGAGATTCGCAAATTCCTCTTTGAGCGTCCCGACCGCGCCGATGTAGCGCGCAGCCAACTGGCCGTTTTCCGAATTGCCTTGGGTCTGAATATAACTCGCAAGCTCACCGCGATTGAGCAAAGGAATGCCGGACAACTTCATCTGATCGGCAAGTTCTTTCACTTCGTCGATCGTATTGGTGACGCTCGTTGCCAAACCAACAAATCGCGTCATCTGCGGGCCATTGAGCGACTGGATTTGCTTCTGCGCGCGGTTCCATTCGATAGTTGCTTTCGACAGATTAAATTTATCTTCCTCCAATCCGGCCGTGACTGGACCGCGAATCTTTGCTGGAATTCCGACGGGCGGAATATCTCCGGACTTAATCCCGTCGCGCCAGTCTTTTATCTGATCGGGGTAGCCGCCCTGTGTCTTGAACTGCTGCCAGCGCTGCGGCCAAGTTCCTGGATCGCCCCCAGCTTCGACTTCCTGCCGTACAGCCTCCGAGCGGATAGCCGTTGCCTGCTGCTGCCCCTGCACGCCGCGCCCCATATTCGGCGGCAACGTTCCGGTTTGCCGATAACGTTCCGCATCCGCGGCGAGCGTTGCGGACGGCTCCGCATTGGCCATCGCTGCCGCCTGCGGTCCTTGCGCAATAATCGCCCTAGTCCGGGGATCGACCAACGTCTCATTTCCGGCCATCTTGACCGGAGCCGTCGAACTCTCGATCCTATCACGCCAATCCTTGAGCATCCCGACCTCTTGCGGGTTGCGCGTCTGCATCATCGCGGTATTAAGCGCCATGATGGCGGCTTGCGGATCGGTAAAGCGCTGGCCAGTCTTTGGATCGACCGGGAAGGGCACCTGTGGCACAAGCGGCTGTTGCGCCCCTTGCTGTGGCTGAAGCTGCTGCGGCTGTGCAGGTTGCGCTTGCTGTTGGGGCTGCTGTGGCGCCTGTGGGGCATTCGGCCGCACATTGAGCGTCGGCGCGGTTGTCCCGGCGCCAGCGGACGGCGGAAAGGCCGTGAACGCCTGATCGACGCGCGATCCAGGGGCCGCCGATGACGCGGGCGTAGTTGGCGCGGTATTGACATTCGACGCCGTATCGCCGCCGGCATAGCGGGACGCCAGCACTGCCGCCCGCTTCTGCTGCCCTGGCGTCAGGGTCGCATTCGGATCGACGCCCATCACCTTGGCGACTTGCGCGATGATTGGTCCCGCTTGGGCATCGGGAATCTTCGCCGATACCACATCGACGAGACTACCGCCTTGATCGCCGCCGCCGGCTGCTGGCGCCGTTGCACGCGCTGGAACGGACGCGGGAGCGGGCGCATTCTGTTGCGGCTGTGGACCTTGCGGCGACTGTGGAGCGGCATTGCCCTGCGGCGGCAAACCAAGCAACTGAGCCGTAAGCGGCGACACTTGGCCGCTATTCTGTACCTGCACCAACGGCCCCAATTGGCCGATCGCTGCGATATCGCCTTTTTGCGCCAACATCTTTGTAATGGCGCGATAGTCGGGATTGCCGTTAGCGTCGGTCGGAAAGTTGTTCTTGAAGGTCTGCTGTTGTTGGGTCGTAAGATCGCGTTGCTGCTGCTGAAATTGCTGCTGCTGACCTTGCGAATATTTATTGAGAAGATCACCGAGCCACGAGAAATCCACCGCGCCCGACTGATAAGCCGCGCTCGACGGAACGGCAACAGCAGAAGGAAAGTCCACCATCAAGCCGCCTCAAGATAGCGCGCCAAGTCGGTCTTATTGTCCACAGTCTTAAGCGGCAACGCAACGACATTATCCGACTTCGCATCGCCGAACTTCGCCAGATAGGCGGCAAGATCGGTGGCCTTTCCGTAGTCCACCGCTTTGAAGCCGCCGACTTCGAACACCGCTTCCGGCCGCGTCTTTTCGATCTCTTGCGCCATCACGCCAATACGCGGCGTCGGATCGCCGATGTAGTTGTAGCGATAGACGCTCGTGCCATCATACAACTTTCCCACCGGCTCGATCTCTTCTTTCAGTCGCTCATCAGAGAACATTCCGAGCGCCTGTAGCCCCAACCCAGCGCCGCTACCGATCGCATTCCAAATATTGTTGTTGGCCGTACCCTGTGCAAGCTGAGCGTTCGCCTGCGCATTCCCCGTGCCCGTGCCGTACTGCCAGCCGAGATTCGCCAGCGAGTTTTGGTTTTGGTTGAGCCCCTGACCCAGCCCCGTATTGACGTTGGCGATGCCCGACGCTGCAGCGTTGGACTGCCCGAGATACGGCTGCAAGTTCTGGATGTATTGCTGGTAGGTTTGGTTGGCGAGACCCTGGCCCTGCTGCTGCAGCGCGTTGAGCGTGGCACCGGAAGCGGTCGTGCCGGTTTGTGCGGCGTTGCGCAGTACGTTCTGCGAGCCCTGCTGAAGCTGAAACTGAAACGCCGGGTTACTCGCATAGGCCGACGCCGCAGCTTGCGCGCCGGCAGGACCGCCGTTCAAGCCAAGCGCGTTGCCGAGGGCTTGCGTGCCTTGCTGGGCTTGGCTGTAGTTTTGTGTATAGGGCTGGAGCGCTTGGCCAAAGTAATTGGTGAGGTCTCCGCTACCTTGGTTGATCGCGTTCGTCGCAAGCCCATAGCCGGTATTGAGTCCGCCGATCTGATCGGCTGCGGCGGCTTGAGCGTTATTGTTGGTGAAGATATCGAATATGCTTGGCATGTCTCTCCCCGCTAAGTCAGATCGCCAGACGCTACCCATTCATCGGTGCCGCGCTTGTAGAGATAAAACACTGCGTACTGCCCGGCTGACACCAAACCCAGCCGACTTCTGATCGTCACGCCAGCGGCTGCGACGAGTGTCGTGGTCCCTGCACCGATTTGCGCCACGGTGATTCTCGTTCCGATCAAAAACGGAATCGCGCCGTTGAGCGGTACGGTCAGATTGTTCGCACCCGCTACGTTCGTCTCGACGATACCGAATCCGTCTGACAGCGCCAGGACATAGCTCGCGGCTTGCACGTTCGGCGGCGACGCGAGCATCGCGCGCAGCGTGGTATCGACCGACGCAAACCAAAGGGCATATTCCCGAACCGGAGGCTGCGAGCCGGCGATGGGAAGTTGTGGTGGCGACAGTGGTCGAAGTGGATTCAATGCGCCCTCGGATCGTCGCTTATCGTTGCACCTGTAAACGCGGCGTACACTTCATCGGAAATATCGATCCGGAATCGCGGCCCATGATTGGTCGCCTGACCGAACCGCGTTGCATACACCCGCCGCCGACTATCAGCCTGCGCGCCGAGCGCGCGAAGCCGCGGATTGTCCCACGTCGTTCCGCCGTTGCGGCTGCATTGGATTGAACATTGCGGCGCTTGCGCCGTCTGTGTCGTACCGGCCGATTGCCCAACACCCGTAACGAAGTTGCCATCGAATCGGGCGATAACAGCACGATTCGGGAAATCAACGACCGGCGCGCTTTCCAAGCGGTAGCGCAAGGGCGTCCCGACTTCCTGCTGTACAGTCGGGTCGATATAGAGCAAGCCATCCGACAGCGCGTCGCCGATCAGCCACTTATTGAACGCATTCAAACTGCCGTTCGCGCGCCACACACCGGAGAGACCGCCCGAAAGACTTTCGCGCTCATTCCATTTCTGAGAATTAAGATTCAGTTCCCAACACCACGTCGGCGATTGCAACACCCAATAGCTCTTGCCGGCTGCGGTATAGACAAAGGCGATCAGCGTGTTCGGATCGCTCACCTGAGAAATCAACCGATCAAGATCAGGCGGCGAAACTTTCTGCGGCGCCGGGCCGTTGAGCGAATAGACGCCGTTATCGTTTCCGACGAACAACAACTGGCCGAAGCCGTCTTCCCATCCTGCGATGGCATTGCGCCCGAGCAAGCCTTTGTCGATCACCGCATACCTGGAATAAGGAAACGCAGGAAACGGAATCGCCTGATCGGACCATACCTCGCAGAACTCCGATGCAAAAAACCACATCAGACCTTGATACGGAACGCCACGTAACAGATTTCCGGTAGCGCGCGATTGAACCGTGATGAAGGTCAGCGCATTAAGCGCAGTCGAGTTTGGCCCAGCCGCGAAGACCCGCCCATCGCCGATGCCCCAAAAGAAATACCCATCCTGCGAGGCCACCCAGCTTGGCGCCGGTAACACACCGCCGCCGTTGAACGGCGTCACACTCGACGATGTGACCGCAAAAGCTCCATTGGCCGGAGACACACACTGGATCGCTGGAGTGCCTTCGTTATCGCGCGCGAAAGTCACGCGATCCGCACCTGGCAGGGCGCCAGCAACACTAACTGTCCCGGTATCATCAACCGTAACAATGAAACCACCGACCGCGATGTAGGCGAGATTGTTGACTAGAATCCCGCCGCGGAAACCCGCCAGCGCCAGATTGGCAAACAGACTCAATCCTGCTTGGCGCCGCCACACCACTTGCAGCGGGTTTTCTTTGCCCAACGGTTCCGCCGAGCAATTGATCAACCGTCCGCCGCTTTCCTGCGGACTACCGCCCGGCGCCGTCGATAGCGGCCACAGGACTTTAACTGGCGCGCCCATAAACCACCATCAGAACGACACCGTCCGCAACGGCTCATAAGTCGGCTTGCCGCGCGTCATCACTTTCAGATTGAGAATCGCTTCGGTATTCGCGGTCTGAAGCGTCGCCGCAAGTTCGCCCGTCACACCAAACTCGTTGCGCAACTCATAAGCCCCGATCTTGGCGAGCGATAGAAACCACGCATCGGGGATGACGGTCAGGTCCGGCACATAGACAATCTCACGTGCCGCAAGCTCTTCGATGAGTGACGGCAGATTGATATTGATTCTCGCCGTATCCTCAACCTCCGCAGGCTGTCCTTCCGGCACAACCTGCAGGACTTCAAGGATTTTCTGCACGAGATCAGCTTGCGTGCGCGTTGCCATGGCTCAGTTCTCAGCCCGCCATTGCCGCCTTGCGCAATTCCGCGTGCTTGGGTGCCATCAGGCTTTGCAGCCATTCCAGATCATCGGAGCCTACGCCGCACGCCAGGCGCAGCGGCTCTTCGCTCATCCATTTGGCGTCCATCTCCGCGGCGCTTGACATCTTTGGCATCCACGCCACGACGTGAGCGCGGTACTGATCCGAAGTCTTCGGCAGCGGCACTTCGTCCCTCGACGGCACGGCATCTGCCGCGCCAAAATCGCCGACCTTGAAAAATCGGTTGAGCCGCGCGGCCTCAATATGCTCCGCACTCGTAATCGTCTTCGGCACGTTGGCGTGGAAAGTATGACCGCGCCATTTGATGCTTGCCGGACCTTCCGGGCCGGGACGATAGGTGACCTGCTCCGATACTTCCTTGGCTTTCGGTGGCCGGCCGCGCTTCGGTGCGGGGCCTTCCGCTTGCTGACCTGCCCCGGCAGACTGCTCGTCGTTCAAAAGATCGCCGTCATTGTCGTTCTCAGCCATTTTACTTCTCCTGTTATTCAACGTGGTTTGAGCCAGCCGGCTTCACGCTGCGGCGGCGCTTCACGGAAGCGGTGATCGAACGGATACGACTCTTCCGCGCGCATAAGACTTTCCATCGATCGCCAGTAATCTCCGGCATGATGCCAGCCATCGGCGTAATCGTATTCCGCTACCAGCAAACGACTCGCGAGCACGAGGCATGGCACGAACACAACGGCCCGCACACAATAGCCCAATAGCCCCGGTGGCCGGCTCGTGCAAGGGGAAGGCGAAGACGCTCTCCACCATGACGGCAAGGACGACACAGGTTGACGCTGTGAACAATCGTCCATCGGCTTTATCTGCTGCTCCAGCGGCAACGACAACTGTGCCGAAAAACCCCAAGCACAATAGCACACCGACCCACCCGAGCTCGAACGCTATTTCTAGAAACTCGTTGTGCGCGTGCTCGACTCTGGCGCCTTCGATCGGCTGCGGCGCCGACTCGCGATAAGAGCTGAGACCATAACCCAAAACCCCGACGGCTTTCACCGTCGATTGCGCCAGCGTCACGCGCTCTTGCGCACTGCCGACGCGCTGATTGTTTTGCGCCGTTATCGCCGCGACAAACACCGCAGCACCGATCGCTACAGCCACAGCCGCGATTTTCGACGTGCGCCACAGCGCCAGCGCGCCCACTAGTCCAAACGCCAGAACAGGACCTCGCTCGCCTGGGAGCAGGAGACTCGGCAGAATCGCCGGCAACCATCGCCATATGCGGGTAGCGATCAGCGCAACACCGATCAGCGCAGCGGTTTCAGCCAAGATTAGGCGATTAACGAACAAGCCGGCCGCGTTTCCTACTTCTAGATCGGGCAGCGGCCGATAACCGAGCCACTGTGCGGTCGCGATGACGCTCGATACCGCCAAGCCCATCGCCGCGCCGCCATAGACCGGCCGCAGATCGCCAACCCCTGCCCCGATGCAAAATGCGGACGCCAAAATAATTAGCTTCCACAAAGCACCCACCGTATCGAGCGGCGCCGCCGACCACCAAACTGACGCCAGCGCCCACACCACGAAAACTACACCGACGACATGCGCAACCGTCGCCTTAAGCTGATCGCCGATCATCAGCGCGACCACTACAATGATCGCAAGCAATGCCCACCGCGGCGATGTAGCGGCACCGGATATACCCGGCCAATAGCACACCGCGACCGCGAAGGCACAGAACCGGAGCGCGATATCCGCGCCCCGGCCATTGGTAACGAAGTTCAGCACGCGATTGCGGTCGAACCGAGCGGCACCGTCTTGCAGGACCCATCGTTCGGCCCTGCATATTCGATGACGTAGCTCGCTGCGCCCGCAGTCGCCAGCGTCCCTACCTGAGTCCACCTTGCCCAAATGTCGAAGCCGCCGTTGCCGCCGGTTTGCGTTGCGCCATCGCCGGTCACGACCGTACCGGCGTTGGTGGAGACAACCGTCAGCGCCGTTGCGCCACCAGCCGCCGCCGCGATGCTTTGCGCCGCAACAAGTTCGGTGGTTGGCGTCGCGGTCGTACCGATCGACAACGTGTCGGAAGTCAGCGAGTTGAACGACGTTGCGATCTGCTGATACGCCCGCAAAATCCACGCATTGTACGGCACCGCCCCAACTTTGATCGAACACGTACCGGCAACCGGCGTGCACGAGTTGAAGTTGAAGGTAAATCGCAGATAGTGAGTCTGCTGGGTTTGGAACTGCCGCGGCGCAAAGTTCGGCACCGCAGCGTATGCAACAAGCGACAGTCCGAGCAGGATTGAGATCGCCACAAGAGCGCGGCTTTCACTCAACCGCGCGAGAATCTTCCGTTTCATGATGATGGCCTCCTATGGCCGATGTTGTGTGAAGGGTGAAGCGGCGGCACCGTCAAGCGCCGCCGCGCTTAATCAGCCAAAGGCTTAGTTGTCGGCCACCGCCGCAAAGAAGCCGGTGAAGACGCCCCACTCTTTGAGGTTGCCCGCCGGAGTGAGTTTGGCGACCTTGCCGATGCCATAGGCCATCTCGACGCCGACGCCACGCACGAAGCCGTAGTCGTTTTCCTGGCGGAAGGTCGCCTTGGGTATCTGGCCCCAACACCAGGCTTGCGCCTGCTGGCCGCACATGAACGCTGGCGCCACCTGAGCGCCGCCGGAGCCCGCCGTCTGGTAGAACGTCGGCAAGCGCAGCGACAGTTCCGGAATTTCCCGGATGATCACGCCGTTGTCGAGAAGATCGCCATCGACGAAGATCGGGTTTTTCAGGTACGACGCACCCTCGCGGGCGCGGGCGTTCTGGTTGTTGGTCAAGATCGTGGCGTCGTTTTGCGCGTCGCGGAACTGTTCCTGACCGACGAACAACACGAACCATTCCGTCCCGTTGTCCTTGAGCTTGTAGGGCCGGATGCGCGGATTGGCTTTCTTCGCCGATCGCTTCATCCGCGTGACCAGAGCGTGCGACAGCGTCATGCCGGTGGTGATATTCGCCATTGACGCCGCGAAGTTGCCGGCTACGAGATTGGCGCCGTTGCTGGAACCGATCAGGACGCGGTCGGCATTATCGGTAATCCAGGTATTGCGCTGGGCCGGCGTCGCCAAATCCATCAGGATTCCGTTGACCCGCTGCCCAGCTTGAGACCCGAGACCCGCCGGCGCCGCCGAGTTCGGCAACGCATAGAAGCCGTCGCAGATTTCGTCGCGCTGCTTTTCCTTGCCCCAATCGCTCAGACGGGGTTGAAATTCAGCGGCGAGATCGAACGAGGATTTCTGTTCCTCGGCCTTGTTGGTCGCAATCGCGTTGCGCGACCAGTCGATGAACATCCGCATGCCCGAATTGTCGAGCTGCTCTTCATTGCCGACCAGCGGCCCGATGCCGACGCCCTGCGCCTGCAAGCGAGCGATGAGCGGAATGTTGATCTGCTCGCCACCAGACTTACCGCCTTTGTCAAGGTCGGTGATGATGTGGATGATCGAATTGTCGGACGGCCCCATATAGGGCGAGAACAGATTCTCACGCACGTATTCCCGATACGTCTTCTTGCGGAAGACGATCAGTTTGTTGTTTGTTGCGACGGCAGAGACTGCCATGGTCTTTATCCTTTCAGGATCGCATGGCGCGCGACCGTCCGCTCACCGAGCAAAGACGGTTAGCGCCAAGCGGAGTTCGCGATTGCCTGATCCGAGCCGTCGAACGCATCGGCGGTTTCGCCCGCGCGCGAACTGCCGGCGGCAGAGGCGAGCGATGGAGGCAGGCGGGTGATGGTGTTGGGTTTGCCGTTCGCGCCGGTCGCCGCTTCGCCGCGCAACTCTGCGATGAGAGTCTTGCGGAATTCGGGATCGGCCATCAGCGCTTTACGTGTTTCGTCTTTGATCCGGGTTTCGTAGGCTGCGGGATCGTCGCCTACCGTGCGCAAGGCTTCCGCACGCTTGTACGCCAGGACGAGTTCCTTGCCAGGATTCGAACTCTTCCAGATACGCTCCGCGACCGCACGCTGCTCCGGGTTGTCAGCCGAGGTTTGCTTCGCCCATTCCACGGCTTTTTCGAAGTCGCCTTTGTAGATGTCATGCGCCATCTGCATCGACAAATCGACGCGCATGACCTGCAACTTCTGGTCGATCCCCGATAATTTGGTGTCAACCGTCTTTTGCAGGCGCGCATCGTACCCTTTCGGGTCTTCAAAAATATCGGGAATGACTTCTTCCGCTGCGGCTTCGCCGTTCGTTTTTTGCGGCTGTTGCTGTTGGCGAATGGCCGCCAGCACACCGTCGAACTTGGCATTGAGCGCATCGAGTTCGCGGCGCCGCTCTGACTTCTCAGTCTCAAGCTGCGCCTTGAGCGTATCGCGCTCGGCTTCCGCCGCCCGTGTCCGCTCCGTCTGCTCGCGAAGTCGCGCCGGCGGTACTCTGCCGTTCGGCTTCTCTTCAGCTTCGACTTTCGGCGCCGGCTTGCCGTCTTCGGGCTTTGCCGCCGCCACTGTCTCGCCTTCACCTTCCGCCGCTTCGACAGTTTCGGCTTCTCCACCTTCGCCAACTTCGGCCGCCTCGTCGTCTTCGACGTGCTGGCCTTCAAGGCCCTCACCCGTCGTTTCAGGCGTTCGGTCGTTGTCGGTATCGAGCGGAGTCGATTCCTGGTCCCACGCTTCGGCGGCAATCTCACGATTTGTTTCGATCATCGCCTGTTCAATCGGATCAAACGCTTGCGCCATGACAAACCTTTCTTGTTTCTCGGTATCGTCGAGACCACGGCAGTCCGCTCTTGGGCGAGCCTGACAGAAGCGCGCTCACGCCGGGACTGAAAGGAATAGCGTTGCGCCATATCGCGGTCGCCTGCGGCGGGATTTGAAGTCGATAGCCCGGACCATCGTGCGCCGTATCGTGGCGCGGACGAAACTGGTGAGGATCAAGTGGATCGCAGCAACCCTCAGATTGCTCACTCGGCTTAGCCCGCATACGTGCGGGCGCTTCCCGCTATCTTAGAGCCTAGCCTCGTAATAGTTAGCTTTGCAGCGGATAGTCGCGCGCTGGCGGCTTCTGCGGCGCTTCCGCCATCTCGATTGCCTTATCGAGTGCGGAGCGCAACGCCGCCGCAGCCTGTGCAGTACATCGCAAATGAGCGACTGCAAGTTGTTCGACCAAGACCGAGCCGTCGCTGCGCGCCGTTAACGCACGCGCCGATAATTCCAGTTCGATGATGCCCGCCATATTGCCGTAGGCCGGCGCGTTGTCGAAGAAGAGTAGCGGCGCGGCTGCGGCATTTTTGACCAGCAACACAGCCGGCTTTGCTTTCGGATCAATGGACATTAGTCACCCACCCACGCTGTGCCATTATCAAATACGGGGCACTTCACCGAACCTCCCCCGATTAAAGCGGCACCAGCGGCAACACACGCGGTCAATTGATCAGTAACGAACGCGCGGCGACCGGCAACTCCCGCTGTCGGCAATTGGCTCCCTCCGGCACCGATAGTATAGCCGTTGGTTTGGACAATAGTTGCCGCAAATGTCCCGCATTCAGTCATCGCACCAGCCGCGCTGCGATAGAAACCAACGTCTCCGGCCGATCCCAAATCCCAACCAATTCCAGCGCCACAAGCAGAAGCCCAAAACTTCGCCTGCAGATTATTGCTTTGGTCGTAATTGCGAACGGCAAAATTATGCATATCGAAGAACGAGCCGCCGGTGCCAGAGTTTTGCACCATATTGCCGCCGCTGGTGCCGTTGAAGCCCCACGACTTCGCGTTGTTGAACCAACTCGCACCGGTCGATAAAGCATTAGTGATATTGCCGGAACCGGCATTGTTTCCCCAATTCTGGCTACCATCGTTATTGAAGCCAAAGATCGTTCCGCCGGGATTTGTGCCCTCGGCTGCGCTTCTCAGGAGTTGGAATATCACGGTGTTGGCGGACGCTGCCGCAGGCTGGATCGTTGTCTTATTTGTACCGCCGGTGAACGTCGCGCTGCCGGGAACGATAAAGGCTTTTATGACATTCAAATATGGAATGATCGACGGAAGATTGTTGGCATCGATCGACAGATAAGTGTCGTTCAACCCGTTATCGACCAGATACGGCGCGCTGCCGCCCGGTTGCATCCCGCCGATGATGAGATTGTTGAAGCTGGTGCTGTCTATAGAGACAACAGCCGTCGCGCTCGGATTGTCATAGCCGTTATTGGCGATGAAAGAATTTAGTTCGCATCCATTGATGCAGCGAACGCCGTAAGCGTAATGCACTAGTTCTAGAACATTTCCCTCCAGAACAATCCCGGTATCGAATTGTTGGACGGCAGAAATCACGCCGCCTGTAATTTCTATTACGCCGCCTGTCGCATTGCCGCTGTCGGCCCAAACCTCGTTGTCTCGTGCTACCCAGCCGTTGGCATAAGTCTGCGCGACGATGGCGCGTTTGATCTGCGAAAAATAGCTGTTCTGGATGACCGTACCGTAGCCCTGGAAGGGTGATGTCGCGGTGCCATTGATGGTCCCACTGCTCGTCGTTCCGCCAAGAACGATTGCATCCTCGTTCGCCGAAGCTCCGGCATTGGCGCCGACAAAAGCGACGTTACGGATTTTGAGCGTCGTGTTGGTGGTCTGAATGAAAGGCACGGCCCCGGATGTATCGCCGCTCTGCAGGGTTACATCGACAATTTCCACTTCGCCGAGACCGCGAGTATCGAGTTTTGCCTTGCCTGATCCGCTGACAAAATAGAGAATCGAATTGCCAGCAGGCAATGCCGTTCGGCCACTGGCGTAACCAGCTACACCCTGAATGCGGATCGGATTCTGATGCGGGATTGTAAGGCCGTCGTTCGGGAAAACAATGCTTCCGGTAATGTCGCAAATCTCATTCTTGATTAGAAGAGTGCCACCGCCTTCAGAGTTAAGTTGAACGAGGGCGGCGTTAATCGCTGCCGTGTCGGTCGCCGCGTTGGTGGTATTGCCATTACAGATTGCGCCGAAGTCCTCAGGACGGCGGATGTTGGACATAAACACACTGAGTGCACTTCCCGTCGTTGCGCCATTTGGTGTTACATTGGACGAACTTCCGATATTGCCACCAACGTTGCTCACACCCCCGCCAATATTCTGCCCATACGCTGGCGACAGCGCGAGCAACAGCGATAGCGCGATGGTGCTATTGCGTATCGACATAGAGCGTATCCGAGTTCGAAGCGCACGTACCCTCAATCTCATCGGACGGCACATAAGGATAATATCTCGCCCACGATCCACCAGGCAGCAGCAAAATCGCGTTTGCCTTTGTCGCATTGGCAGCGGTTACGCCGACGCCGAATTCAATCCAGCAATTATCGGTCGTATTGTTGTTCTCAATGGTGATCGACCAGGGTGCGTCCGACTTTCGCACTGTTTGAAACGTATTACCCGTCGCGATCACGACCGATCCGTTGATCGTCGTTCTATTGCTCTGTGCCAAGGCGGGCGTCGCCGCGATAACAACAACCGCAGCGACAATGCGAGCAACTTTCTCCACGGTGTGTCCTCTCATTGTCCGGCCTGCTGTGGCATCGGCTGAGCACCCTGCTGCGGCGGTGGCGCATTGACCTCGCGGTGAACCTTCGCCACTTCCATCAGCGTATCGCGGGCAAACTCCGCGGCGTCGAGATGTACGCCATGGACCATCTGACCGGCCCGCGTGCGCTTTTCATCAGCCGTCGCTATCGCCTGTTCCGCACTAGCCAAGGTCTTGTGGGTCTCCGCAGCCTGCTTTGCGTTCTTACCGGCAAGCCCCTCAAGATGTAATCGCGCAGCCTCCTGCTGAATCGGATTCGGCGGTTGTGGCTTCGGCTGCAGCATTCCAAGGATGCGATCCTTTTCGGAACGCGGCAGCGGCGACATTTCGATTTTCACCGTAACAGGCACGGTCGGATCGCCCTTGACCATCTCGTAGGTATCCGACATCAGCGATGAAATATCCGCACCTTCCTCAAGCACAACATCGACGTCGAGCGAACCGACCGCGTTGACGATCGCCGGTTGTCCGTTCTGATCGACGCCCAAGCCGTTCAACTGGATAAACTGTGCAAGCTTTTGGTTGTTGTTGACCCTGATCCAACGTTCCGCAGTCCAATAACGCTGCACGGCAAGCCAAATACCGCTGTAGAGTTGCAGTTTCCACCCGCGAATCGCGAGAATGAAAGGCCCGAGTTCGGCCATGCCAGGTTGCCGTAGCAATTCGATCGCGCGGCCGGAAAGATTGGCAGTCGGTGCTACACCTTGCGCAACACCAACGTTGATATTTGCAAAGCCCTCTAATTCGTTCTTTGCGTCTTCGGTAAAACCGGCGAAGGCTGCCAGATCGGCGCGCGTATCGTCGGGCTTTATTTCGGTCCCTCGATTATATTCAACCACGCCATCAGGCCGCGCCCATTCGCGCCGAGCGATTTCAACATCGTCTACAGCGCCCTTTATCATCAGCAGCCTACGCGAATTCGCGATGTGCAGCGTCTTCGACTTACCCTGATTCAAGGCGTCTTGAATGTCGCGAAGATTGCGGACAAACCCATAGCTGTCGCCATCCTGATCAACCGCCGCGCGAAAGGTATGAAACGACCGCGCGCTCTTGCCGCGTTCATCAAAGAACGGCGAATCACCTTCCGCCAACAGCGTGTTGACTACGTAGAACGCCCAGCACCAACGGCCTTTATGTTTGTACCAGTGTTCGATCATCCGCACTTTTTGAATCGCCGGCATGACCCACTTGTAGTCGCGATCCGAATACATCGTCAGATCGGTGTCACCCGATATCAGCCCGCGCAGTTCCTCTTCCTTGTCGGGGAACAGTTCGATCGCACCGTCAACATGCATCCACTTGCTGATGCCTTCATAGCGATTGTCCGCGAAGTCCATGCGGTACGAGGTCGGATCGTAGAAATATTCATCGCCAATGACCCACGGCAAGGCAATGTCCGGGTCGCCGTGGTCGCCTTGCGTTAGAACCTTTTGCACACCCGCGATGCCGTCAATCGCGCATTGCAGCAAGCACCACGGCTCAACGTTTTTCCACTCGTTCGCGTCGAGCACGTAGCGGATGGATTGCGTCGCGATCTCGGCGCCTTGTTCACTCTTCGGAGAACGAGGCAGAGCTTTCGGATCGGACCGCATACGCTCGACGAGACCAACAATCCCGTTGATCTTGCGTGAGACCCGATTCCACGCCTGTTTCGGCTGGCCGCGTTCGCGTAAGATTCTAAGTTGATCAGCCGTCAGTTGCGCGCCGTGATAGTAACGGCGAGAGTCCTGCTGTTCGGCGATCTCTTCGGTCTTGTTGTCGATATAGTCGAGCACTTGCCGGCGTAGCGCCGACACCGGGAGATATTCCGCCTCGTCCTGATCGCCTTCAATGGCCGCAATACGAACGTCCATATCCTCCGCACCAGGCGGCGGATTCATACGTTCGGGCGCGCGGGGATCAAGTTGCGGCATCAGCGCTTCATTACCGCCATCGCTTTATCAGAAATGCGGCCGAGTTTAGCAAGTTTGCCGGCCTTTTTGGCAATCTCGCCCATCTCTTCGGCGCGCCCGCCGGCAAGTGCCTCGACCTCAGCCATCAGCTTCGTGTCAGCCATGATCTCGCTGGCCCGACGCAATGTACCGAGCGCGTCTTCGACCTCGTAATGCCGCCGACGCTGTTTTTCGGTCATGCCGGACGTTTTAGTCGTCATGGCAGGCATCTCCATCGCAATCACGCGGTCGGGTGTGCTACGTTTGAGCCTCTTGATCAACAGCCGCCTGATCCGCTCTGGCCTGTTCGTTGGCCCTGTCGCGGGCCTCGACCTGTGCCGGAGTGAGAACGCCCGCGAGTCGATCGTTGTGCGCGCGCGTCATGCGGGCCGACGCGACTTCGGCGCCGAGTTGCCGCACAGTGAGGAACAGTTCCGGCTCGCTGCCGCGGTGCGGTCGGCACACGGCGATCACCTGGCCGGACACCGGATCAAACACATCGAGCGCCAAGCCGAACATATACGGCTCGCCAATTTCGAGCAGCGACAGATCGACTTGATTGAAGACGCTCGGCGCGATCCCCGGCAACTGATGCTGCTCCAGATCACGATTGCCGATGTAGCGCGTCGGCACGTCGCGCTGTTCCGCTACCGGTTCGTCGTGCGTGTCCGACCTGCTAGCGCCGATGCCGGCGATCAACCTCTGTACGTCTTGCTTGGAGTACATGACAACTTCCTTCCCTGGTTTAGGTTAGACGCCCTCAATCATGCGTTCGTATTGTTTGTCAGAAATCTTCCCGGCCTTGCGCGCCGCGTCCGCCTTACGTTGCTGCAGCGACACCGGCTTATCGGGGCCTATGATCTTTTCCAGTTCCTCGCGAGCCTCGTCGAGTGTATCGATCGGCTTTGTGATCAAGTGGCCTTCGACCTGTTCGGCGATTTCCGCACAGGCGTCAATCGCCTTTTGCGCCGTGGCGCCCATGCCGATTACAGCGCCGACTTGCATACGTCGATCACCGTGAGGAATGACGTAATACTCCCCTTCGATCACCGTCGCGTTGTGCAGCTTGACGCTATCGCGGATCGGCGGCGGAAACGAGATGTGCTGCCAATTATCCATGACCCATTCGGACTGCAGCAGGATCATCGCGCCCCACTTCTCCGCGTATTCCGGCTCGACCATGATACCGTCCGCGCCTTCCCAGATGATCTCCGCAAGATTGGTAATCATCGCCTGATAGAGTTCGCTCGGCGGCGTGCCACAGCGCATGCACGGATCGATCAGGAATGCGCCATCCTCATTGCAACGAATCTCAGTCGAAAGAAACCCGCGCACGCCGTAGCGCTCGAGTGCCGGCGCCAGTTTCTCGTTGACCGATCGCACTTGTTCCGGAATTTCGCGGTAGCGCATGGCGTGACCGATATAGGCGTCACCCTTGACTTCGACGCCGACCAAAGCTTCGCGCGGATAGGCACCATCAATCGTGTAGCCGTCGTAACCGCACTCGACGGCATCGTTGATGCCTTCCTCGACAATGAATTCCATCACACTCTTTTTGGCGCCAAGCTTATGCTCAAGCTCGTCGAGACGCTGCTCGCTGGCGACATAATCCGGCGAGTGAAAGGTCTCCATGTCGCCACGAGTCTTGGAGATTTTAACGTGCACGTCGGGATGCGTTTTCAGATGTTTGCGTAAGGCGCCAAAGCCTGTGACAATCGTATAGGGCGCGATATCAATGCCGAGTTTCTTGCTGGCCTCTTTCGACTTGACGCGATCGAGCTCCAGGTCCGCACCGCTGCGACAGCCCCAGACGCGCTTGCCGATCGACACAAGATATTCCTGCAGTCCCGCTTCGTACACGTCGGGAAAGACCACAAGATCGATGTCATCAATGTGGGGCCACATCTCTTCGACCCGCTCGACGCCTTCGAAGCCCTGACCAATGCGTAGAATTCGAGATGTCGGATTGCCGCCATCGAACCATGGCGCGTAGTACAGCGTGCGGCCGAACGACTTTGACAGCGTGACGGCAAGCTCGACGTATTGGCCGTAGTCGTAGATCAGGACCGTCTTGGCTTTCAGATTTGCCACGATCTACAATCCGTTGCGCGTCGCAGCTTCGGTCGAAATCAGGCCGCGCTTTCGTAGTCTTTTGGCGTGACTCTTGCGCGATGGCGAAACCTTGGCGGACTTACGCGAATGCGGCGCGTTACGCTGGTTGGCTGACGGAATCTTGCCGGTCACGCCTGCGCGCGACAGGTTGTCGGTATAGATATTCGGAGTGTCGTCGTCCGCCATCACGAGGGTCCGTAATGCTTTTTCATCGCTGCATCGGAGATTAGCCCGCGAGCGCGCGCCACCTTCGCATGCTTCGGAATCTTCGCACCGGACTTTCGCGCCTTATTGAGCGCGATGGCGACCGCTTGCTTTTGCGGCTTACCTGCCTTGATCTCGCGGCGAATATTGCCACTTACAGTCTTGCGGGATTTACCAACCCTCAGCGGCATTTCACGCTCCGGTTTGGTGCGGTACTTGACCGCGGTGTTATTCGAAGAGGCAGCGGACGCGGCCATTTCACCAAATCTGCATTTCGCGTCGCTCTTCCTCGTCGAATTCTTCGCGCTGTTCCAGCGTGAGTTCGGCACGCGTGCGGCTGTATTCGACGTTAGCAAAAATCACAAGCGCCAAAAGCGCCGCGATACCCACCATCGAAAACAGCATCACGATCATGGCTTACTCCGCTTCATCGCGCCAATCGTCCGGATCATCGGACGGGCTGGCGTCGTATTCTTCCGCGTCGTCGTTCCAGCCGTAGGCGTCCCACTCTTCGCCGGGCATCACAGCAACACCACCGAATCGCGTCCGCGATCTTCGACGCGTGGGCGGTATGGATCGGATTTGCGATCAGCGCCCTTGTCGATCGACTTGATCCACGGGCGCGACATGCACGCATAGCGCCAATCGTCGGCCGCGTGGTCCTCAGCATCCGTATCCAAGTCTTCCGCTCGACTCTGATCGTGCTGCAGAACCGGAATAGTTCGGATTGACTCCCGACACGTCGAGAAACAATAGATCATCGGCCGGCCACTATTCCAATTCACCGACCCATCTTCGTTGCGTTTCGCGGAGCCTATCAGGCGCGCCCGCACTTGATCCCAACCACCCATCGGGCCGCCCCTGGTCGGATCACCTGAAACCTGCGCGACGCGCTTGTTGTCCGCTTTGTCGAAGGCCGCAAGCTTGCTGGCAAGTAGCTCGTTATTGATTCGTTCGGCGATCGACGGGCCGCCGTCTTCGGAAAATGCAGCGGGATCAAGCTTGCCGTAAGTAAGTTTGGCGCGGTCGTCTTTCTCCCGATCAACGATGCCTTTACCGACTTGCTCTGCTGTTAGCTTGCCGCCGACTTTGCCGTACCACTCGCGATAACGGAGGATTGCGCCGCGGGGCAGAACAATTGGCCGCCGTCCCAACTCATTCGCAGTCGTACTTGCGGTGGCACCGACATTGAAGTCATCCCCGACGACAGCCCACCACCCAATTGAGAACGGAGCGAAAGACCCCCAATCACCGCTGCGAAAGCGGAGCCAAGTGTCGGGAATAGCGAACGGCGCGACAACATGCTGCTCATTGCTCCACTCGGAAAAGAACGCGCCCTCGATCGCCGTCCAATCACCTTCAAGCCAGGCTTTGACCAATTGCGGCGCACCGACCAACTGTAGGCGGCTTTTATAGCCAGGATCGCGCGCCAGCAAGATTTTATTATTCTCAAGCCGAGACGGGATGACCGCAACTCGATGTTCGCTACCGTCAGGAAGCGCGCGGCGTAAGACTTTTGCGCGACGCGGAAACGGATGAAGCTCGTAGCGTTCGCGTATCCAGTGCTGGCCGGCACCGCCGGGGTTGGCCGTTAGAATAAGCTGGATCGGAACACCATGCGATGATCGCAAAACGCCAAACAATCTAAAGATTGGTGTCGGCTCCGGATATTGCCCAGCCTCTTCGACCCAAGCGTCGGTGACGTTGCGGCCCTGATACTCATTGGCGTCCGCGACGCTTTCGAGATAGCGAAACGACACCCGGCCGCCGTTCGGCATTCGCCAGCGCGATTTCTGATCGTTGAACTTGCCGCCCAAGGGGCCGTAGATTTCCTTCGATCGCTCGATCGCATCTTCCGACGATACCGCAGTCGGCCGAAACATGATCGCGTTGAAGTGCGAGCCGTAGCGACGATCCTTCAGCGCCCACTTCCCGAGCACACCGTCCGTCTTGCCACCACCGCGGGCGCCACCGAAAAACACTTCGGGGAATGGACAACAGCACAGATCGTCCTGCGGACCTTCTTGCGGCGACCAGCTTAAGTCAGCGTCATGCCTTAGCTGCGGCTCAACATGCGAGACTTGCACATTCAC